AAAGTATCGTCGGCCTTGGGGACGCTGCCCCGCTCGCCCTCATCGGGCTTGCTCACCATCGGCGACGCGGGCCGGCTGGCCCGGTTCCTGGCCGGCACCGTCGAGGTTGCCCGCGGCGCGACCGGCTGAGAGCCACGCTGCCGGCATCATCCCCGAAAACGGGGCCCGGTCTCCTTGGCTGGGCCCGTTTTCGTTGCCCAAACACCCCTAATTCCTATAGGCGCGGTAGGATCTCCGCGAGGCGGCACCTCAAGATCGAGGGGCACCGCCTTGTCTCAGACACTCATCGAGCGGCTACGCGAGCGCCGAGGCGAAGCGCGCAGCACCGCCGAGCAGATCCTCACCCGCGCGGCCGGCGAGGAGCGCGACCTCACCCCGGACGAGCTGCGTGAGCATTCCCGCCTCGTCGCCGAGGAGCGCGAGGCCACCGACGGGCTGGAGCGGGCGCACGCCGACCAGATCGCCGAGCTGCGGGCCAGCGGCGCCCGCGCCGGCGGCGGACCGGTGCTCACCCGGGAGTCCGCCGACATCGCCCGCGCGTTCCGCTCCGCGATCTACGCGAAGAACCCGGCGCCGATCGAGTTCGGTACGGAGATGCGCGACGAGTGGCCCGACGACATGCCGGAGGTCGTCCAGGGCCGCACCGGCCGGGTGAAGGTACACACCCGCGACACCCTCAAGTCGACCGCTACGCAGGCGATGGGCACGACCGTCTATGACCGCATCGTCGAGCACATGGTGGAGCAGTCGGCGATGATGAAGGCCGGCGCGACCGTCGTCACCACGTCGACCGGCGAGGACCTGGTGGTACCGAAGTCCACCGGGTACGTCACGTCGGCGATCATCGGCGAGGGCGCGTCGATCACCGAGTCGGACCCGACGCTGTCCACGGTCACGCTCAAGGCGTTCAAGTACGCCAACTTTTTTCAGCTCAGCTACGAGCTGGCCAACGACACCCCGACGAACCTGTTGGACTACGTCGGCCGGGCCGCCGCTACGGCCCTGGCGCTGGGCACCACCGGCTACGGCGACGACATCATCAACGGCGCCGGCACCACCGAGCCGCGCGGCCTGCTCCTCGACGCGGCTACCGGGGTGACCGGGCCGGTCGGCACCGGCACCACGCTCGGCACGCAGGGCACCGCCAACCAGGGCACCGACGCGCTGTGGAACCTTGTCGGGTCGGTCGCCGAGCCGTACGCGCAGGCGGCCGCGGCCGGCTTCCTGCTGCGCAACGCGAGCGACATCATCGTCCGCAAGCTGCGGGACACGACCGGCCAGCCGGTGCAGGGCCTCACCGAGCGCGGGCGGATCTTGGGATACCCGAGCTTCGTCGATCCGTTCATGCCGGCGATGGCGAACACGGTCGAGTCGATCGCGTTCGGCGACTTCAGCCGCTACCTGATCCGGATCGCGAACGGGGTCCGCTTCGAGCGCAGCGACGAGTTCGCGTTCCAGAACGACCTGGTGTCGTTTCGGTGCATCGTCCGCCTCGACGGCGCGCTGATCGACCTCGGCGCCGTGCGGACTTTCGTCAACACCACCTGAGCGCATGTGGCCTTTCCGCAGGCGCACCGAGGACCGGGCGCTGTGGCAGGTCGGCGACGCCTACCCGGGGCCGCCGACCCGCTCCGGTGTGCGGGTCACCCCGGAGTCCGCGATGCGCCTGTCCGCCGTCTGGGCCTGCGTGCGCCTGCTCGCCGACGTCGTCAGCGAGCTACCCGTGCACGTGTTCGCGCAGGGCACCCGCGACGAGGTCGACCCGCCCAGGGTGCTCGTCGAGCCGGCAGCCGGCACCGACCTGCCGGACTGGTTGTGGCAACACATGGCGATGTACCTACTGCGCGGCAACGTGACGGGCCTCGTCGTCGGCTGGGAGGCGATCACCCGCCCGGCGCAGATCGAACTGATCAACCCGGACCGGGTACAGCCCCAGATCGACCCGCACACCCGGGCCGTGATCTGGCGCGTCGACGGTCGGGAGATCGACCGCCGGGACCTGTGGCACCGGCGGGCCTACCCGGTCCCCGGCCAGCCGCTCGGACTGTCCCCGGTCGCGCACCTGGCGCAGACGATCGGCGTCGGCCTGGCCGCGGAACAGTACGGCGGGGCGTTCTTCGGCGACGACGCGACCCCGGCCGGTGTGCTGACCACCGAGCAGGCGCTCACCACGGAGCAGGCGCGCGGCAGCCGCGACGCGTGGCACGAGGCGCGCGGCGGCCGCAAGGGCACCGCGGTGCTCGGCGCCGGCGTGCACTTCCAGCCGATCAGCGTCAAGCCGGAGGAGTCGCAGTTCCTCGACACGCAGAACTTCACCGTCAAGCAGGTCGCCCGCGTGTACGGCGTGCCACCGGAGATGATCGCCGCGGACTCCGGCAACTCGATGACCTACTCGAACATTGAGCAGCGTGACCTGACCTTGTTGAAGTACGCGGTCGGCCCGTGGCTGGGCCGGCTGGAGCGCGCGATGAACACCCTCGTGCCGCGCGGCCAGTACGCGAAGTTCAACGCCGCGGCGCTGCTGCGCACCGACCTGAAGACCCGGTACTCGTCCTACGAGATCGGCCTGAAGTCGGGCTTCCTGACCATCGACGAGGTCCGGGCGCTCGAGGACCGCGAGCCGCTGCGCGGGCCTGCCCGCGCGCCGGCGCTGGAGGCCGTGGCATGACCGTGACCGTTTCGGACCTCGCCTCCTTCTTGCAGCGCGACCTCGACACGTCGACGGCGACGCTGGCGCTGGCGCTGGCCGTGGCCACCATCGAGGGTGAGGCCGGGGTCAAGTTCAGCGCGACCACCGTCACCTACGTCACCACCTCCACCAGCTCCCCGATCGTGCTGCCGTTCGCCCCGGTCACCGCCGTATCCGCGGTCCGGGTGGCCGGCGTCACCATCGCCCCGGCGCAGTACACCGTCATCGGCCCGCTGGTCTTCCGCCCGGGCGGGTTCGGCAACCTGAACTCGAGCCTGCCGGACCGCGTCGAGGTCGACCTCACGCACGGCTACACCGACGTGCCCACCGACCTCAAGGGCGCGGTGCTGGAGGTCGGTGGCACCGCCTACACCAACCCCGAGGTGCTGGCCCGTGCACAGATCGACGACTTCGCCGAGAGCCGCACGGCCGGCGGGTTCGAGCTGACCCCCGGCGCCCGCGCGGCCTGCGAGCGCTACCGCATGCCCGCGTTCGGCTAGGAGGTGCCTGCGATGGCCAACAAGGAACCGTACGGTGACGTCGCCTACGCCGACCCCGGCTACAGAGCGGACAAGGTCAAGCGTTACGCGCTCAACACGGAGGAGCGCGTCCGTGCGGCCTGGGCCTATATCAACATGCCGAAGAACGCCAAGTTCTACACCGCCGCGCAGCTGGCGAGGATCAAGGCCCGGATCAAGGCGGCGGCGAAGCGGTTCGGTATCAAGATCAGCGACGACCGGAGCCTGCCCATGACCGTGCTGACCCGCGCCTACGCGAGCGACCTCGAGGTGCGCGACGACGGGCGCACCCTCTACGGCACCGTTGTGCCGTACGGCGTCGAGGTGACGATCGGGCACTACCGGGAGTCGTTCGCCACCGGCGCGTTCGCGGGCGCGGCCGACGTGGTGCTCACCGCCACCCACCCGCACAGCGACGCCGAGCTACCGATCGGCGTGTCCGTCGAGCTGCGCGACGACGGGGCGCGCCTACACGGTGACTTCCACGTCAGCGAGACCGACCTCGGCAACCAGGTCCTCACGCTGGTGCGCGACCGGGTGCCGCTCGGCCTGTCGGTCGGCTTCATCGAGCTACCGGGCGGTGACCGGTGGAACCGTGAGCGGACCCGGGTCGTGCGCACCAGAGCCGCGCTGGACCACGTGGCGGTCGTGCGTGCCCCCGCCTACCCGCAGGCCCGGATCGCCGGCCTGCGTGGCGTAGCGCCGGGCGCCGCCCCGCTCCTGCGCCTGGCCCAGCTGCGCTCGCTATGACCGGGCTGGCCCGGCGGTGCCTGCGCTGCGGACAGCTGGTGCGCGGCACCTGCACCGCTTGCGAGAGCGCACGCCAGTCGGCACGCGAGCGGGGCACCACCGTGCAGCGCGGCTACGGCAAGGCGCACCAGCGTGCGCGATCGGCGCTGCTGCCCGCCGCCGTCGGCACCCGCTGCCCGCTGGCCCGGCCCGGCTGCGACGGGGTGATGACCGACCCGGCGCGCATGGACCTGCACCACAGCGACCCGGCGGCCCGGCTGCGCGGCGAACCCGGCGACGTGATCGTGTGCAGTCCCTGCAACCGCTCGCTCGGCGACCGATCGCCAGCCGACGGCCGTCACGCAGCGTCACGTTTTCTGGTTCAAGATCGACCGGAGACCCCCGGGTCAACCCCCGAGCCGATCACACTCCCGCCGTCGTCACCGAGCGTCACGCAGGGGCCGGTGTTCGCGTGAAGGCAGGCCCAAAGGCGCAGGTCAACGACTCGCCGCTGCCGTTTCGCAGCCGCAAGACCGGGGCGGCCCGCTTCGACGCGTTCGGCCGGCGCTACCTGACCGTGCCCAAAGGTCACGGCGCCGGGAAGCGGCTGCGGCTGCGCCCGTGGCAGCTCCGGCTGGTCGGGTCCGTCCTCGACCCGATCCCGCGGCCCCGGCTGGCCGGGTGGATGCTGCCCCGCGGTCAGGGCAAGACATCCGTGGTCGCCGCGCTCGGCCTCTACGACCTGATGCTCGGCGAGATGGGCTCGTCCGTGGTCGTGGTGGCCACCGACGAGCGGCAGGCCGGTCTCACCTT